TTTTGAGCTGCATGAGCCTTCACCGCCTCCTGTAGCTTGGTCTCGTATGGCAGGGTGTTTTCCCACCTGCGGGTGCGCTCACCGAAATGCCCGTACGTCGAATACCGCACAAACCCAGTAGCCCGCAGTCCGAGCTGGTCGATGATCGCTGCCGGACGAAGATTAAACACATCCCGTGCCGCAGCCGTGATGATTTCGTCGGTGTATTGGCCGGTGCCGAGCGTGTCCACGCTGAAAGCAACCGGGTCGGCCTTACCAATCGCATAAGAAATCGCCACCTGGCACGCACTAGCGAGTCTGGCGTCCACTATCGTTTTCGCGATCAGGCGAGCCATGTAAGCACCAGACCGGTCAACCTTCGAGGCATCTTTACCGCTAAACGCGCCACCACCATGCCCCGCCAGCCCGCCATAGGTATCAACCATCAACTTGCGACCAGTCAAACCAGTGTCAGCCTTGGGCCCGCCCTCAACGAAACGCCCAGACGGATTCACCAAGATGACCGTCTCACCAGTGACGGGCAGATATGACTGGCAGGCCGGGCCGATAACAGCCGAGGTGATTTCACGACGCAACTCATCGGCGTCTTTTAGTTCGCTGTGCTGGACGGAAACCACCACCGTTTCAATGGCTTGCGGCTTACCCGCATCGTCATAGCGCACGCTAACCTGTGCTTTACCGTCCGACAAGATGCCCTTGATCGTGCCCTGCTCGCGCGCCTCATCCAAACGCCGACAAATCTTGTGCGACAACACCAACGGTAAGGGCAGCCGCTCTGGGGTCTCGTTGCAGGCGTAACCATAGACGGTTCCTTGATCACCAGCACCCTGCAGCGAATACGCGGTTTCGTCGCCCAGGCACGCTTCTAGCGAAGTGGTTACGCCGTCACCAATGTCTTGGGATTGGTGACGCACCCACACATACACCAGGAAACCCCAAGGTTTATAGCCGGCAGCTCTGAGTGCTGTGCGTACAGAATCACGGACACGGACCCGCGCTTTCGTGGTGATCTCACCGGTTACGATAATGCGCCGCCCGGCAGCCATGACCTCAACCGCCACGCGGGCATTACGATCCTCATACAGGATGTCGTCGAGGATCTGATCAGCAATAAGGTCGCAGAGTTTATCGGGGTGACCGATACAAACAGCTTCAGCAGTTTTAACCACAGACACTAGTTCAGGCCTTTCACTAGAAAACGAAAACAAAAGAACAAGACCGCAGCTGAGCAGTCGGCGCGTGAAGATAGCCCGGTGTGGTCAGGGCTTTATGCGATACTGAAAACTATGGAAGATGAAACTGCCGGCACTGATCGGCAAAAACCGTCTGGCGACGATGGTTCGGCTGTGGCCTACGGGATGGTCGCGGGTATGCTGGTCGGCGTACTCGTCGGGGTTTTCACGCACAATATTGGTTTGTGGCTACCCATCGGTAGCGGCATAGGAGTTGCCCTAGGGGCAGCCTTCAGCGAAACAAAATCCTCCAACTAACCTTCGGTAGAACCTAAAACCATCCCACTAGGAGCGAGCTTTCAACAATTGCTCCATAACCTCATCACCCGGAGCCGCACCCGAATAGTCACTAGTGCAGTTAGCGCGCACAACCTCAAAAATCTCATACCAGTACACATTCGCCTGCTTACCAAACGACTGGGACATCGCAACGAACGGCGAGGCGATAGCGGCACCTGTCGTGGGGTGCTTACCGAGCAGACCGAACTTGCTTATTGCTTGTTCGCACTGCACGTAGCGGGCGAAAGCTTGCGCGTAAGCCTCAACCAGGCGCTTAGAAACAAACCTCGTGCAGCCACGCTCATCCAACCACCGCCACGTCTCCCGATACACCAAATCAGCACCGAGGGGTTTACCATCCCGCTGAACCTCCGACAGATACTCGGAAGGCTCCGGCATGACCTCACCAGCCAACACCGCGCCCTCACCAACATCGGCACCTTCGAAATCGAAAGGGCTCGCTAGCGGATCCTCCAGCCGGGTAGCTGGCAAACCCTTAGCCAACTTCTCGTTGAGGGGGTCGGGTTTCGCGCCAGCCCGCACCCGGCGACCACCACGGTTAGTGCCGTCTTTCGCCACGGTTAACAGGCCTCCTTTCTGGCTCTGTTGCGGCCAGAAAAGCGGCCTTCAAAAATGCGTTCGGGTCAATACCTCGTTTGATTCGGTCTTTTTGTGCACGGTTGGCCCCGCCCGCTGACCTCTGACAAGGCGTGAAAGATTCGACCTCCCCTACCCCTCACCAGGCTTTCGACGTTGGCTCGTGTCCAACGAACACCATCAAGATGGGCATCTTTGAGGTTCCAGAACTTCGACGCGACAGCGGCCAACGTGCAGGTTCGTCAATACGTGTAGACCCGAGGTTGTTGCCTCCACCGATCATCATCAAGCGCACTCTGCCTGGAGTGGCAGGGCTTGCACAGCGAACGGAGGTTCTCAAAGTCGTGGGTGCCACCATGTTCGAGCGGGAGAACGTGATGGACCTCTTGGACAGGCGTGTACTTGCCTTGTTCGAGGCAGTCCTCGCAGAGCGGATGGGCGGCGACGTAGGCGGCGCGGATCTTACGCCACCGCGCGCCGTAGCGGCGGTTGATCTTCGGATCACGCCGATACTTCCGATACCGGGCGTCTTCTGCCTTCGCGTGGGCCTCGCAGTAGCGTTCACGGGTGAGCTCAGGGCAACCAGGATGGGAGCACGGGCGGGCTGGTTTGACCGGCATCGCTGACTCCTTCCCCCAGGATGTGGTGAAGCCCCAAGTTCCCGTGTGGGTTCTTGGGGCTTCTCCTAGTTTTCAACCACTTACATGTTCTCACACCGATATGCGGTTTTCTATCGCATGTTTCGGATACCGGCTAACGCTAGAGCTGTCCGTATAAGGCAGTGGCGAACCTGTCGAGGGCCCGGTTCTTGCGCCGATAGACCGTGTCACGCTCGACGTAGAAGTGATCGGCGATCATCGATACCTTCTCATCTTGTGTCCCCTCGCTGAGGAAGAAGCCTTCGAGGATGAAGCGGTCGTCTTCAGCGATGACTTCCCACGCAGGCAAGAACCAGTCCATGTACTGGCGGGCCTGTAGGTAGCGAGCCTTGTAGGCGTCGATTCGCTCAATGCTCGCGACGATCCTGTTCTCCGAAGCGTGGAGGTTGCCTGATGGTGGTGTGCCGTCCATGCGTGGGGATGCTGGGCTTGCCGCGTCAGCGTAAGCCGCCTTGATCTGCTCGTCGGTACTCTCGATGATCTGTTCCATCACCGCATAATCCTGCAACGCCGCGATCGCGGCTTTCCTTGTGTCGAGGTATTTGGTCATCACATGCATGAGCTTGTCCTTTCAGTGGTTGTGATTTCTGCTGTGACCGCGTCAATCAACGCAGCCTGAGTAGCGTCTTTCGCATCAAGAGCTTTGAGCACGGCTTCATCGAGCGTCCCTTCCGCAACAAGATGCGTGATCGTGACCGGCTCTAACTGTCCTTGCCGATAAAGCCGTGCGTTGGTCTGCTGGTAAAGCTCCAAGCTCCACGTGAGCGAGAACCACACCAGTAGGTGCCCACCCGCCTGCAAGTTCAGCCCGTGGCCAGCCGATGCTGGGTGGATCAGCCCAAGCGCAATCTCGCCTCTGTTCCACGCCTCGATATCCGCGCTCGTTTTGAGTTCGCGAGCCTGTGGGAAGCGGGCGGTGATACGTTCGCGGTCATGGGTAAACCAATAGGCCACCAGCAGCGGCGAACCGTTGGCTGCCTCGATGAGGTCTTCGAGAGCGTCGAGCTTCCGCTCGTGAACCGCCGTCCACTGACCATCACCGGTGTAGATCGCACCCGACGCCAACTGCAGCAATTTGCCCGACAATGCAGCAGCATTCGCAGCGTCGATTGTCGCCTCACCGAGGTCGAGGACAAGATCAGATTTCAACTGCTCATACACGCGTCGTTCTTTCGGATACAGCACCACAGGCATTGTCGTCACCGTCAGTTTTGGTAGCTGCAGGTGGTCGGTGGTTCTCATCGACAACGTCATGTCACCAATCGCCGCATAGATCTCATCCTCAGCACCCACGCGTGGCTTATAGG